GGGATAGGTGGGAAAGCGGATGCGCACGCGAAAACCCGAACCCCTGATAACTAAGCCCGAGCTCAGCCACAATCCTTCGCGTAAACGAGTCGTAAGGTCTCGGAGCTGTGGTAGTCATTAGCTACCAAGTTGCCCTCCAAGTCCTTGATGATGCCCAGCACCACCTCCTTGTACGTCTCGAGAATCTCTTCGCCAGAGAGTCCGTAAACGGAGAGGTAATGTTGGTTGACGGCATCATCGTCAAAACGCTCGTATAGATCACCAGGGGGACCCAGTGATCGGAGTATAGCGGCCGGGTCTTTTGCGACCCGGTCGGTCTTCCATGCGTCCTCGATATAAGGCGTCGAGGACAGGCTGTTAGCCGCGTCGCGAAACAGTTCCCCTAGGGGGGCGATTCCCTGGTGCTCGTAGGCTGCACTGAGGAACTTTCCTGCGAAGTAATCCTTTTTGGGGATCCTCTTCTGCTGTTCCTCGGGCATCCATGGGAGCCTCGACAGGACTCGTCCGACTTTAGGGACGGCAACTCCACCATTGTTCGTGCGCACGTACCTCTTCTGGAGGTAAGTGGCCTCGTGCGTTGGCACGACGGCGGTCTTGCGCGTCATGCCAGATTCCTTAGCCCCGTCGTCGATGGCCGCGACGACTTTGGGTAAGGATACCACACTTTTAACGACAATGAGGCTGTCGTCCCCTAAGGCATGGGTTACCGATCGCTCTACACCGGCAGCCTCCAGAGCACCCAGAGTCTCGCAACACTGGACAAATGAATTGCCGGTTGCCGTTGGGCACTCACCGCTGAGTCGCTGGCCAGTGATGGCGTAGTCGAATCCGCGGGTGGAAGTTACGCTCCATTTGGTGGAAGAAGCGATGGCCCTGACATAGTAGTCAGGAGCTCCCAGCTTTTTGTAGAACATGGCCTCATACTTGCGTATGGCGGCCGACTGTGTGCTGTCAAAAGCTGAGAAGTCACTCTCAACTCGGGGGCCGGAGTCTGAAACCACACTGTTGGCGATCTCCTTCAGCGTCATGCCGCTCGTGTAGATAACAGTGTTACCTTGGTTGAGGGGGTTATGACGGTTCAGGATGAACGTCATCCTCTTTGAGAGCTCGTTGGTAATAGCTCCCATGAGGAGGTTGGTAGAGTCGCGGTTGGAGTACACGACCCTGGGTGCGGAGCCCGGAGGCTTGTTCAAGACTTCCTGCTTGACTATAACCGTCTTACGCGTGTGGTCATACGCGTAGATGGGCTCGTTTAAGGCGTGCGTTAGCTTTTCTGCCTTGGTTGAGTCCAGCTGGGCCATCCAGTCGTCCAGGAAAGTGGACGTAACCTCAATCTGTTCGAAAGGGTACGTCTTGGCAAGCAGAGCCTTAAAGCCGCGCTTGAAGTTGTCGCCAACACATGCAGAAGGGACATGGTCAGCTCTTTTCTTCATCGCAGCCTGCTCGGCGCCAATGGACGGTCCCACCATGATTGTGGGTGGGAACGTGGGGTCCTGGGGGGGACCGAATCGCACGCGGGTGGTGGATGGTTCAGGATCCACCTTCTGTGAACGCATCCGGTTAGGGATGTTCACGACCAACTGGGACGACGGTATGAAGTCGACGACCGCACTCTCATCGAAAGTTGGCAATGGGATCATCACCTGCTTCCGAGGGGCGGCCCGAGTCGGGAGTTTATGCGGGGGTTTCGCGGCTTGTGCCGCGAAGGTTTGGTTTGGTTTGATA